TTGGACAAGGTTCTCAAGCGCACGAGCCGGCCCAGTCATGGTGCGACCGCCTTGTGCAAATCCTCTCACATCCACCCCCTCCCCTTGCAGAGTGTTCGCCAGCATCTGCGCGTTGAACCTGATGTCCACTCCTAGCTGACGCACGCCGTACTTCTGGCAGATTTCCACGATGTCCCTGTGCAGGATCGTGTAGTCGGTAGTGTTCCCCTCCGTGGTCCGCAGGTGGCCGTCGCGTATCCACGCGTCATACGGCACCTTGTCCCGGTTGATCCGCTCTACGGCGTTCGCCTCCGGTATCCAGAAGAACGGCAGCACATCAATCGAGCCGTCGGTGGCGTCCGGGCAGACCAGCACCATCGCCGTCAGGTCATACGTGGTCGCGAGGTCGAGGCCGGCGTAGACGGGTCGGCCGTCGAACGGCCGCAGCGGCTGGTTCCCCAACTGCCACGTTTCGGGCTTGAACCAGCGATTATCTTGGGTCGTCCAGACGTTGAGCCTGTAACGCAAAAAAGAGTTGAGCTTGGTCGGACTCCGCTCGGCCTCTCTGGCATCCGCGGCAAATGACTCGACGGTGATCGTCTCGCCGAGGCTTGGGTTCGCCATCCTCCAAACCCGCTCCTCTTTCCACGATCCGTCGGTCGCGCAGTCCTGCGGCGCAGCGTAGATCAGCGGGTAGAACGACGGATCGAACTCCGGATCGGCAAGGCACCTTTCCGCGTACTGGTGCTGCTCCCAGCAAATCGACCGGCGATCAAACCCGGCCGTGGAGATGGACAGGAGAAGCGGCTGCTTCCTCGCGGCGCCGCCGTAACGGAGTGCGTCCCATAAACGGCGGTCGCGTTGTGCGTGCAGGTTTTTCTGGGTCGCGCCCCCCAGCCGCTAGGCCGGGGGGCGCAACCCAGTTCGTCGAATAAGAGGGCATGTATGTTCAAGCCCTCCGCCCTGAATGCGTCAGCGCTAAGTACGCGATAGAAAGAATTACTCCTGCGATGAAGGATCGTTTTGCGACTGTCGATGACCTCTAGCTGCTTCGACAGAGCAGGGGAGGCTCGCACCATCGCGGCGGCCTCTCTGTAGATAATTCCCGCTTGCTCACGGTCACTCGCCGCACCGTAGCACTCACAGCCCGCTTCAGAATCAGCGACGAGCATGTAGAGCGCAATTCCGGCAAGCGTGGTCGATTTTCCTTGTTTTTTCGGGACTTCGATGTAGGCAGTTCTGTACTTGCGAACGCCCGTGGCGGGATTCTTTCTTCCGAAAAGCTCGCGGAGCATCTTCCGCTGCCAGTCCATGAGATAGAACGGCTGGCCGGCGAGGTCGCCCTTGGAGTGCCGAAGCATCTCCTCAAAGAAGCGGCACACGCGGTTGGCGGCGGCAGGGTCGAAGTCGCCGCCTTCGTCGTCAAGCGTTTCGCTTGAGGAAGTCGTCAAGCTCGTCTTGTTGCTGCGATTGCGAGGCACTCAAGCCGCTCCGTGACGATGGAGTCAAGCCAAACTCTTGCTCGATGCGGAGCATCGAAGCCGCGAGCTTCGCCATCATGGTCGCCGCCGGCGTGGATTGCATGTACTTCACCTTGCCGGAGTCATCACGAATAACAAGAACGTCAAGCCCGCGACGGACCTGATCAAGGTATTTCAGGTACTGCTCGTGCATGGAGCAGTAGCGGGCAACGGTGTCGATGTCGGCGTTCGTCATGACGCCCATGCCGAGAAGCTTCGGGACAAGCTCGTTCCACTTGTCCAGAGATTTGCCGGTCACCCAGTCGGGCGGTGAGATGCCGTCACTGGCCGGCTTCGGCTCGTTGTGGTTGATCGCCCTTTTGCCGGGGTTGCCTTTGGCGATCTTCAGAATCGTCGGCTCTGGCCGACGGCCTCGCTTGCCCATGAAGCCTCCGTGTTGTGGGCTTACTTTTCGGCCTTGGGTCGCCCGCGGGAACTCCGCTCAAATGTCTCGGCATCCTTGCGGTAGACGAACCACTGGCCCTCGATGCTGAACGCTCGCACCTTCCCGCTTTTGGCGAGCCTTCTCATCCATTCTCTGTGAACATCCGCGATACTTGCAGCCGTGTGGATTGACACCCACTGATCCGGGTCGAACGATTTCATTTTCATAGTAAGCCCTCCTAATGATTGTACGCGGTCGCCGCTGTACGCGACTGCTAATATATCCACTACGCAAGCAAAGGGTCATCCGATGATTGTCGATGTCTGGAAGTGCCCCCTGTGCAAATCTGAACTTCAGTCGTCAGGCGTCATCGTCGCAAACGACCAAGAGTGCAGCGTGTTTCAGTGCGACGACTGCGTGGTTGTAAAGCCGGTGTTCGGCGAACCATTCGACGTTGCGCTGACGTTCGCCGTGAACGACGCCGGCGAGGCGTTCGATCCTGTCGATGACGAGGTCATCGGCTAGAACGACGATACTGGCCGGGGAAGCTGCCGCAGGTAGTTGAACATCCCTTGAAGCGTGATTGACCGCGGCCCGTCCACGGCTACCTCTCGCGATTTCTTGCCGTCCTTGACGATCATGAACTCCTGAACGGCGATGCCCTGCGCCGTGAAACGAATCGCGACGACGGCGGCTGCGGTCTGGCCGCACATGACATCGACCTCAAAATACGGCTCTTCCTCTGGATCGTACCCGGCCGCGTCCGGCTGCGGGCCGGCGATCTCCGACAGAATGATGTCCTCAAACGGAATCAAGGCCGCGCGGAGGCAGACCAGATTCGGCGCGAACCTCCGAACCATGTCGAGCCTCGCGTTGATGTCGGCAGCAATGTCACTCTCGCAGTTCATGGCAGCACCCCTTCCTTTCTGATGATTCGACGTTCCCCGGACAGAAGTATCACGTAAGCCGGGAAACCAGTGGCGTCCGACATCTTCGCTATAAATTCCCACATGGCGGCGACGCCGCCGGCCCGCGTCTCTCTGGCGATGATCGTTTCCGCCCCCAGCTTCGTACTCCGCGTCTCCAGAATCACTCCGCACTTATCCGGCCGTAGCTCCATCGGCATCGGCGTCTGAAGCCACATGCACTTGTAGTCTCGGCACGGCGTCGGCCGTGTGGAGTAGATTGCACAGCCTGCGGCGCACTGGTGCTGACACCTTTGCCCAGCCGGCTTTGCGACCGCCTCGACGGACAGCGCGACGCAGCACTCTTGGCATGTGCCGCACCGCTTTCGGTGGCGCCTCGCCTTGTTTCCCCTCCCCATGTCAGCCTCCCTTGGTTTTGCCCTTGCCGGCCATCCTCTTCTCCGCAAGCGACTTCCGCCGGCACCGCGGGCATTCGTAAGTGACGCCCTGCGCCCAGTACCTCGCGAAGAATGCCACCAAGTCCGCTGGCGCCGGCTTGCGCAGCCGCCCCGGCCCGTGCATCAGCACCTCCGTCTTCTCATAGCCGCAAGGCCATCGGTACGTCAGCTTGTTTCCGTCGCGTCCGACAACCTTGGCACGGCCGCCGGCCCCGTGAAGGAGTCCGCAGGTCGTCGCGTGCTTTTTGATTGTGCTTCGGGCCATGAGACTACTCCCTCTCTGGCTTGATCCACGTGTGTCCATATCGATAGTTGTAGTCGGCGGCAGCGGCCTCCGCCGCCGCACGACTACTGTACACCTCATGCCGCAGCACCAGACCGGAGCCGCGAGCCATCGCGTACGTGGCAAGCGCTCGCGGCAACTCCTCCTTCGTGCAGGCGAAGCCGTGGTGAATCACGACCGCAAGCCTTGTCCCGGCGACAACGTAGCTCATGAAAGTCTCCCTTCGATTCAGTCCAGTGCGAACAGCTTCCGGAACGCGGCGTCGATTGCCGGCATCTCGGACTCCAGCGGATAAGGATACCGTGCCTCGCCGCAGCCGAACTGGTTCAGCTTGAGGATGTTCGCGAGGTAGTCATTGTTGACGTTCGCCCGCACCCATGCCTCAAACGCCCGAGCCAGCATCTCTTCCGGCTTGGAGTAGTACTTCGCTCCGGACCGCGACCGATCCGCCTCCGCGCTCCGCTTCCGCAGTCCGTAAGGAATCGCTCGCAGCACCTCCCGCAGTCCGGCGGAGGCCGACAGGCCCGGCAGGCCAGCCGACACGCAAGCGTTGTGGTCATAAGCGTGGAACCACTCGTGAGCAAGGCACCCCGCGCCGTGCGGCTTGGTCAGGTTGATGACCTTGTGTGCCAGTTCGTAGTGGGCCGCAGCCTTGCCGTGACCTCTCGCGCCGAACGCGAGGCCGAGGCGACCGCCGAAGGCGATTGCCTCTGGCGCGAGCCGCAGGAAGTTGGCGAGGTCGAGGAAGGCGTCGTGCGCCTGATTGAGGCACAGGTCGCGGTCCTTCTGCCAATTTCCGAATTGGACGCCGTAGGGCTTGAACACCTCCATGAACCGCTCCGGAGCGACATCGGCGCCGCCGCGATAGTCGGGGCCGACACGCGGCATGTTGCGCTCGCCGCGCAGCTTCAGGTCGTTCACCTTCTCCCGCTCTCGGACATCGTTCCACAGCGCGAGGAGGATTTCGCGGGAGTCGGGGAGCCGCCAGAACTCGGCGAGCGCCTCACGCGATGCGAACTCCTTCAGCCGGCGGTGGCCGCGGTCGCCCTTCTTCTCGATCCACCACAGGCTCGCCGCGCGGTGGCGGTAGGCCGCGAACACGGCCGGCTTGGCATCGCCGCGGGGCTTCTTCGGCTTCGCCGCGTCGCCTTCCGGCTTGTTGACGCGTGGGGCCGCGCGGTCCTTTTTTGCACCTGCGATCTTCTGCCCGAAGTCACCGATCACTGCGTTGTTCATTCTGTCCTCCCTTCTGGACACCTGTTATACGCATCTGCCTACAAACGGTTCGCCACGGTTTTCTGCCGGCGGCGGCGGTGCGTTAGGCCGCACCGCGCCCGCCGAACTCCAACACCTCGCCCTCCGGAAACTCGCTGACACTGCCCGGCAGGCCGTGCCGCAGGGAAGCCAGCCAGAACGCGCCGGCGGTTTCTCCGATGTGCAGCGGCTGGCCGTTGGCCCGCGCGCCGATCAGCCGGTCCGGCCACAGTGCGAGCGACACGAACGGGCTGACGCCCATAGCTTCGCTGCATGCCCGGACCATCCGGTTCATCGGCTTGCCGCGAAACTTCTTGAGCATGAGGCCAATCACCTCGCTGTCGCATTCGGTCTGCATTCGCAGCCGGTGCTTTTTGACAATCGATTCGTAGTGGTGAATCACACCGTTGTGAACGACCCACGAGTCGCCGCCGTCGTGCGGGTGGTTGTTGAGGTTGTTCGCGGGGTCGCCGTGAGTCGCGTACCGGCAGTGGCCGATCAGCATCTCCGCACCCGCTGCCATGCCGAGCAGGCCAAGCGAACTCGACACGCGGCCGTGCTGCTTGAAGGTCCGCACCTTGCCGCGGCGGTCCACCCACGCCATGCCCCACGCGTGAGGCCCGCGAAGCTCCGTCACCCGTGCGATCTGCTTGAGAACCGCAAGGTCTACACGCTTGTTGCCCTTTGACACGAAACCGAACACGCCACACATTGCGAAGCCCTCCTTCTTGGTTTTTGCTTATCAGCCCTGCCCGCCGTCGCCGCCGCCGCCTTCGGCGGCAGCGGACGCGGCGTCATACTTCCGGGCGAGCCGCAAGACTTCCCGGACATCGGAGTCGAGGTTGTCGGCCCCGAGCGCCCCGAACTTCTTCCGGCCGTACTTCCGGGTTCCGAACCCCTCATAAGTCCAGCCGAGGGAGAAGACGAGCCGAGCGACTTCCTTCTCACCGGCACCGTTGGTCCGGAACAAGCCTCCCGCCTTGGCGGGGTTGTTCCACGGCACCGGAGCGGAGGACTCGACAGCCTTCTCCACCAGCCCGACGCAGAGCCGGACCCACGCGCTGATCTTCACCGCGTTGAGGCTCGCGCCGAAGACGCGGAACTCGACGGTCGGCTTCCGGCCGGTCTTCAGGTTCAACAAGTGGTACCGATCAGACTCGGAGGCCCGGATCGCCCGCCCGGCGCTCCCGTATTGCTTGATCGACTTGCACCAGTGGGTTCCGTACCGGCCGCCGACTCCGCGCTCGCGAGAGAGGGTTCCGGTGACCGCGTACAGCGCCTTCTCGTGGTTCGCGACAAGCTGCGCCAGCTTTCGCTTTGCGGCCTTGTTGCTCTTGTCGAAGTCGATGTGAACGTGAAGGCCGCACGAGGCGTTGACCTGACCGCCGCGAGCCTTGATCTCGGCGACGACCGCGTGAAGCTGACGCAGGCCATCGGCCCCGTCGAGGATCGGCGAGACGAACTCGACGCCGAACCGCCCGCTGTTGGGCGGGACAATCGAAGGGTCAGCGTCCGCGAGCCAGCCCGCCGGGAGCCACGGCACCGGAGCGCCGTTTCCGTGGGGGCCGCGGTTGACCGAACCGACCGGCATGTGGGTTTCAATCTCGACTGCAAAGCGAAGTGCCATCTTCGTGTCCTCCCGGCGGGCGCCATGCCCGCCACACCGATTATACGCAACTGACGATAAAGGGTTCGGTCGTCGGTTCGTTTTTTTCTTTTGCTGCCGTGGCCGCTGGCTGGCCGTAGGAAGGGCGGAGTCTCTGGCCGTCCCGGAAGCCGCCGGCTAGGCGGCGTGGCCTCCAGCCTCGCGCCCCGCTGCCGGGCAGGCCGTCGGCATGCCTAGCAGCTTCAGTTCGTCGAAGCCCCACCACCAGCCGGTGTCGAACTCCGTGTCATACCTCCGGGCGATGACGCGGTCGCCGGCCGTCTCGATCATGCCGATGCCGAGGTGCCCGCACTTGGCACAGCGGACCAGCACGCGCGGTCTGTGCGTCTGGTGCGCGTACTTCGCATCGGCCACGTATAGGTCATGCGGCGTCATCGGAGTCGCCTCGCATTCCGGCCCAGTCGCCGTTGGGCACCAGTTGCCTGCCGACGGTATGCCGCTGGGAAATCTGGTAAGCCCACGCTTCCACGCTGCCGTGACGCTCGACATTGGCGACGACGCGGATTCGGTCATAGAGGCCGACCGCGACGCCCTCCAGCCGGTCGAGGGCCGCGAGCGACGCATCGTCGATATCCCATACTTCGCCGTAGACGGTCCCGTGTCCGTCGTCCTGACGGAGGCCGGGGAAGCCGTTGAGGTTGTAGAGCATGCCCGCAGTCGTGGCCCGGCCAACCAGCCGGCCCTGCATGAGCCGGTTGTTGCCGAAGCCAGACATGAGCGTGCCGTAGACGAAAACTCGATTGTTCACTGTGCTACCTCCCTTGCAATCAGGTCGATGGCGTGCCCGCGGCCTTCGTATGAAGAGCCGACGAACCGGCTCCCGTGGCCGACCCCGACGTATGCCTTCCACGGCGAGCCGCGCTGCTTCTCCAGAAGCCCGACCGGGACGCCGCTGTTTTTCACCACGTAGCAGTCGGCTTTCTTGTTCCATGCCTCGCTACGGTCAATGCTGTGAACCTCCATAGCCATCGCAACACCTCCCTCTTGAAATGAACCTGTCACTCCACGCTCCACTCGCCAACCGTGTTTCCGTTGGCGTCCCTGATCTTCCCCTCGTCATGCACGGCGCCGGCCGCGACCTTGTCCGCAAGCTCGTGGAGGATGCGGCCAAGCTCGCCGGCGTCCTCAAAGGCTGCGTTGCCCATCTCGATGCGGATCGTCAGTTTCATGGCATCTGCCCCTCTTTCTTCAGGAACTTCTCAGCTATCACCTTCGCCCGCTTGACGGTGCGGGCGCTCCCGACTTCCTCTGCGAGGCAACCAGCGCGAATGACAGTGACGACGTAGTGACGGGTCTTTCGCCAGCCCCTCATGTTGTCCCCCGTCGTTCCGACCCTGCCGCCGATGTAAACCGGAGGCTTGGAGTTGAGGGCCGCGTAGAAGGGCGTGTCACATCCGCCCCACCTGCCCGTTTTTTCCACTTGATCATCATGATGCCACCCCATTGCCTTTGCGAAACACTCCTCCCTCACTCGCCCGCGTAGTCGTCGGGAAGCGAGATCACAGCCACCCGCGCCCCGGTCCGATAGAGCTTTTTTGGCCCGAACTGCTCGCCCCGGTGGTACATGCGGTAGCCGTGCCGCTCCTTGATCATGTAGATGCCGTTCTCAGAAGCCCTGAATCGAAACTTGCCGCCAACGGGGATGTTTCGATAAAGAGCGTTGCATCCCCACTCGATCGCCCAACCAACCGCATAACCGGCGTCGTTCATCGTTGCTCTCCCCTCTCTCTTGTCACAGGCTCGCGAGAGCCGCCGCAAACCCCTTGCTCACGCCGCTGACGTTCTCCACGAAGTGGCCGTGAAGCAGCGCCGAGTAACCGCCGACACCCGAACCGTCCGACCCCCACATGCTGCCGCCCCTCGCCGAAACGAGGCTCAACAGCCCGTAGTATTCGCCGTCCGCGGCGACGTAGGCCGCGTTGTCTCCGGGCGAAAAGTGCTTCGCGACGGAAACCACGTTGCCCCTGACGGACCAGCGCCACCCCGCGGCCTTGCAGGCATCGGCGAACTTCGCCGCCGCAACCGCCGCCTTCCCCTTTCTCATCAGCCATCTCTCCTTCCGCCGGGCGGCACGCCCGACATCCTTTATACGCATCTGCCGACTAATGGTTCGGCCGTCGCTCGGATTTCTCTCCCCGGCATCCCAAAGATTTTTTGGGCTTGGTACGGTGTTTGACGAAAACGCGCTACTCGCCGCAGCCGCAGCCGTCGTGGCGTTCGCCGACCGTCCGGACGGGCGCGGTCGTCTCGATCCAGACACGCGCGCCGCATGACAGCGGCTTGTCCGGGCTGTAGACGACGACCGACGGCCCGTCGATTTCGACGGCGTGGCAGTAGGTGTTGCGGCGGCCTTGCTTCACGGTCAGCACGGGTTCGCGAGCGCCGGTCTTGGCGTTTCGCCTGATAACGTGCTGGTTCACGTGTATGCGAGTCTTCGCCACGGTTCACCTACTGCGCCAGTTCACCCTCGCGCCGCTCCCGTTTCTTGGCCGCTGCTTTGCTGCGCTCTTCCCAGCGGCGCCGCATCCATTCATGGTACTTGGCTCGTCGAAGCTTCCGGTTGTCTCTGTTCGCTGTCATCCTCGCGTCTCCGTGCGATGGTAGTGGTGTGCCTACTCTTTCTTTGACCGTGCCGCCCGCGCGGCCCGGCGAGCCTCGGCCCGCGCTGCGGCCCGCGCGGCCTGCGACATCAACTGCTCCGCCTGATCTGCGATCCACGCCGCGATGGCAGTAGCCTCGTTCGCTGTCAGAAAGATCGAGGCTCTGTCCGGCGACTTCCCCGGCTCATGCTCCCCGACCACAAGAAGGCCGATGGTGTCTTCCCCGCGGTGCCCCTCGATCCGGGCAGGGAACCGCGTCCAGAGGGTCTGCGTCTTCCACATGTGGCGCTTTGTCCGTGCGCTGCTCATTGCCGTCTCCCTTTGCTAGAAGTTTCTTCACGTACCGGGCGAACCGACGCCGGTAGTTCGCATCCTTCAACTCTTCATCCGTGACGTACTTTCCACAGCACGGGCAGCGGCGAATGTCCGTCAGCCCTTGAATGTCAACGAAGCCGTCGTTCTCTCTCGTGATATCGAGCCTGCACAGCTTGCAGGCCATGATCTGGAGAAGCTCCATCCTCATGACGCGAGCCTCCGCCGCTTCGGCCTGCCGGCAAGCGACCGCACCTTCCCCGTCACCCGATAGGGCCGGGCGACGATGATGCCGGGCGCAGGGCTTCGCCGCTTCGTGATGGCGAGCGCGGCGAAGCCGCCGTCCCGCTTGCTGAACGCCTCGATCCATGCGCGGCTTCTGTACTTCGCCAGCCGCAGGAACACGAACGGCCCCTTCGCCGCCATGCTCACGCGAACCCGCTTCCCTCCGCCGGCCGGTTCGGCGAGGTAGTACGGTCCGTCCTTCGCCCGGAAGATGTCGCCGTGCTGGAGAACCACACGGTCGCTCACCCGGTACTCGCTCTCATACGTGACGTTCATCGGTCCCTCTCTTTCTGAAACGTCGGAAACACAAACAATCAGCGCACGCGTTTTCCCTTCCTCTTGGCCTTCGCCTCGCGGTGCTTCTCAAGCTCGACCATCGCATCGGCGATGATCCTCGCCATCGCGGGGCTTTCCTTGACCACCGATGCGCCGAGCATCAGTAGTCGCATCTCAAGCTCGCTTGGTTTGCGCATTGCTGCTAGTTCCCTCCATTGATGTTCCGGCCGCTGGCATCGAGAACGTACCACTCGCCGGCGTGGTTCGCCTCGGCGTACTCGTTGGCCGCGTCGTCGTCCGCTGCCACGAATCGCTCCACAACGTCGAACTCTCCGTCAGTGCGGACGAACGCGATGGCGTATTCTTTTCCAGTCGTTACAAGCCTCGCGAAGTCGCTGATCGACGGGTTGTCGGATTCACCGAACGCTTTCATTGTGCGCCTCCCTTTCGTATCGTGCCTCCGCCACCAGAATGCCCTCATACAGTAGCTCTGCGGCTCGCCTCGCCTCCGCAACGCTGCCCAGTCGCGACAGCCCCTCGATCAGCTTCCCGGTTCGGTCGAATGCCCGCACGAGATAGCCGCTGACTCCCTTGCCCTTCTGAACCTCCAGCCGCTTGACCGGCCCGTCGAACCCGACGCTGATCACGCCGTACTTAGTCCACTTGATCATTGCTCGCCCTCCCGTCGCTGAGTGTTTGAACCGGCCCTCTCAACTAGCTCGATCAACCTCGCTTCCAGTGCGTCGGCAGCGTTGTAGCGGCGAGTTGCCTTCCACCCGCTGAACCGCCTCCCGCTCTTCTTGTTCTCCTCGATCAGCAGAAGTTGTATTCCGTCGAGGAGCAGTCCGACCTCGGACTTCGTCAGCTTCGCGTGAACGTGCATCGCAGTCGCCTTCCTTTCTCTCGCTGTCACCCTGCCGGAACCCTCTGAGCAAGAATCTCCCTCGCCTCTTGCTCGGCGTTGCGGAACGCGTCCGCGACGGCGTCGGCTTCCGCCCCGCCGCACCGCGGCGCCACCGACGCCGCGATGGCGTCGAGGTCTTCCTTGCGCAGCCGCTTGGCTCCGCACAGAAACACCCCGAACGACTTCGCCGGAAGGTGGACTCCGCGATCATTGCGAAACTTGTTGAGTAGGTGGTAGGGGGAGATGCCGGGCGGGTAGTACGGCGAAGGCTCGACCTTGTGGGCCGGGAACGCTACGAACGAGTAACCTCGGCCTTGCCCTCCGCGCAGCCCTCGCCAATAAGCCACCCGCCCAACCACGTAGACGCCATCACCTAAATCCTTGACGAACGCGTCTCGCTCAATGTTTTTTCGTCGCTCCGACGGAGGGACTCGCCTGCGTCGCCTCATTGCTTTCACTCCTCTCGATTCGGGAAGCCGAACAATCAACGCTGCTTCTGCTTGGCCGCAGCTTGCTCCTCCAGCACGATCAGTCGCCCCAGCCACGCCGCGTAGTCGTCCGCTCGCGGCTTGCTGTCCTTTCGGTAGAACTCGCGAACCATCTTCAAGCCGGGCTTCCCCGGCTCGGCCACGCCGACGACGTAGATGATCGCCTTGCCCGGCGCGCGTCGCTCTGCAAAGGAAACTCGCTTCATTGCCACTCCCTCACCTCCGGTCCCGGCAGCAACCGCCGCCGACACCCTTTATACGCACATGCCGACTAGGTTGTTCGCGCGTCACTTCTCGATCCACAGGCACCACGCATCCGCTGGATCGTGTCGGACCCCGCCACGAACCGGCGCCCGGTCCGGGCCGCTGAACGCGACCTCGCCGACTCTTGGCCGATAGTAGCCGGCGGCTATCAGCACATTGATGCAATCGCGGGCCATCGACTTGATGTCGTTCGCCTCGGCATGAGCGAGAGCGTCGTGAATCGCGTCGGCCACATCGTACCCCTCATACCCCTCGGCGTCGGAGTAGGTGTCCATGTAGTAGGCCACCTCTTCGCGGAGCCTGATGGCTCCGATGGCGTTGTAGGCGTCGATTACTCGCTGGCGGTTGGTCATGGCTGCACTGCTTTCTTGGACGCGACTGCCTCGTTCACGATTTGCACCGCGCGGCGCTTGGCTGCGCCTACAGACCTGAACGCCCCGACAAACTCGCCGCCATGCTTGAGCGAGATGCAGCGCCCGTCCGCAGAGCGGAAGAAGCGAATGACGAACACCCCGCCAGAGCCGCCGTCTCCGTAAACGCCACGGCTCTTCACATCGCTTCCAAAGATGAGCGAGTCTGCCCACGCAATCGGCGAATGTCTTTTGCTCATCGCCCAGACCTCCCTTCAAGTCCAGTCCCGGCGGCGACCGCCACCGACATCATTTATACGCATCTGCCTACCGCGTTGTTCGCCGATCAATTCACTGCCGGGAGCGCTCGCCGCATGGCTGCGGCCTTGCGCTCGATGTGTCTCTGGATGGCCTCTGCCTGCGAGACGCGACCGGCCTCGCGCTCTCTGCGCGAGTAGCACGCAAGCAGCCGTACCGCCGACTCCAGTTCGTGATAAAGCTCCGGGGCAGACTCGCATAGCGTTCTGTCGGCCTTGCTCAACGGCCATCCGTGAACAGTCCTGAAGTTCGTCTCCATCGCGCTCGCTCCTTTCCTCATGTTGCCTACTGAAGCCCGACCGAAACCATCGCCGCATCTACAGCCCGCTCGACGGCGTCATTCACTCCGTAGTCGCTGATTACGTCCTCGCCGTTTCCAAGCACAAGGAACACCCACGACTTTCCAAGGATGATGTGAGCCTCATCGACGGCGAAGATGGCCTCCATCGCATCCTTGGGGCTGTCGCAAGGAATCCGCTCGCCGCCGTCATCGACGACGACTTTGACTCCGGGAAACTCCGCGGCGAGATGGTGGAGCAGCGCCCACGCGATCTGCCGCTCGACAATGTGGCTGGCCTTGAGAACCCGGTCCGCTATGTCCTGCCGGTCAACGTCAAGCCGCGGAACCGGCGGAATCGAAACTGCGTTCATGATCGCCTCCCTCTCTCGTTTGTGGTTAGTCCAACTCCTCGATCCTCTCGTCACATTCGTATTGGCTGTCGGTGAAAATCTCCGGGCGGTACTTCGCCCTCAACTTGGCCTCGCACGCGCGGCAGCACCGACCGACCGGGATGCCGCGAGCATCGTACAGCGTTTGCGGGTACTGCCCGCTGCCGCAGTGACAAATCTTCCGCGGCCTTGATAGATCGAGGTAGTACCTGTTGGCGTTGCCTTGCATCGGAGCCTCCCTCACTCGCAACTATCTTCGCCGAACAGCGGTTCGGTCACCCGAACAATCGCGTCACACTCTTGACCATGTCGTTTCTGGAACTACTTCGCAGCGGCCATCGACTCCGCCTTGCCCTTGGCGTCCGCGAGCGACTTGCAGCGGACGGTCCGCTTGCCCGCGCGGATGTACCACTCGCCGCCGGGGCGGCAGGGGTCTTCCGGAAGGACGCTCCACTTCACGCCGGCCGGGAGGCCCGTGACGGCGTAGAACGTGATCGCGCCCATGTTCGTTCCGAGCGCCACCTTCTTGAATCCGACCTTCGCCATTGCCGTCTCCCTCATCTCGCGGCGGTCGCCCCGCCGACACCTCTTATACGCATGTGCCAACCATTGTGTTCGATGGCCGGCGGATTTTCAAGCCGCCTGTTTCGCGGCGAAAACGCTCAAGTGGCTGCCGCGCCATCAGGTTCTCTGTCCTCGGACGGAGCCAGTTCCTGACCAGCGAGCGACAGAAGCTCATCAGCACGGCTGCGCAACCGCAAGGCAAGCGCGACACGCGCATCTGCCGCTTTCTTGAACACATCGGTGTGCCGGAAAGTGCTGATGCCGCTCCACGGGCCGTCTCCCCAGCGGACTCGATAGTTGATGCCGTCGCTGTCTCCGTACGAACTGGTGATGACTCCGGACTCGACAGTCCAGTCAGCGGCGCGAACGACCCACACCTTGTTCCCTCTCTTGATCGCCTCCATCGAATTGCCCTCCGATTGTGGAAGTGCTTTGCTCCGAACAATGCCTTATACGCACATGACAACATATCTGTTCTCAAGAGCGGGGCCAGTCAAGGCTGCTCAATCGCGCGAGCCATAACGTCTCGATCCCACAGCCGGCCGTCCGTCAGATTGAACTGCCCCATGACAGGGCAGAGCTTGACGGCCTTCGCCTTGACGTAGACCGCCATGATGCGAGCCGCCTCATCGGCCGTGAAGCCGAACTGCTCGATGACCGCCTCGCGGAATCTGGCGGCGGCGGCATCCCTCCTATCGAGCAGCGGCCTCGCGATCTTGTACTTGTTCATCGGTCGCTCCTCCATACTGACGGCTTGGAAGTGCCACCCGTTTCGCAGCTTGCGGCGGGCCGGGTGGCCCCACCCTTTGATCACAGCACCCAGTCGTTGATCTCCCTGACAGCCGCGGCGTACCCGGCGGCCTTGGCTTCGTGAACGGCCCGCTGGAACCCGTCGCCTCCGAAGTTGCCGACCATCAGCAACACCTCGTCGAGGCACCGCTTCACGCCGGCGTCAACGGCCTCGCGATCCGAAGCGTAACCGTGTCGCTTGCCGACCCTTTCAAGGCATCCTTGAACAACCCAGAACGCCTCGGACTTGTATTGCGCCTCGATCACGCTCTCGCACCACGCTACGGCGTCCGCAGGGTTTGCCGCGTCGCGACCGAACTTCTCGTGCGATCGGGCATAGGCGTCCCGCACCCGCGCGAAACGCTCGACGAAGCGCCCCCTGACTCCGTTCTCCACAGCCGCTTCTGGCATCGCATCACCCTCCCTTCCCGTTGCTCTCGCGGCGGAACGCCCGCCGACACCTGTTATACGCATCTGCCGACCTAGTGTTCGGTCGCTCGCTCAACGCGACCGTCGATTCATACGCCCAGCATCGCCGCAAGCCGCTCGATGATCGGCGCGAGCTTGTCCGCGATCTGCGGATAATCCTCCATCAAGTCCTGAAGGTCGTGGAGGATGTCGTCCGCTTCCTTCCTCGCCCAGTTGATTTCTCCCGGCATAGTCATCTCCTCCCTTGCTCAAGGTTTCGCTTGCAGTCCTCGCACCGGCACGGCTCTGCCCATCGCACAGCCTTCGCCAATTCTTCCACCGAATACTCGTGACAGGCGTGTGAGTCGCTCGCGGGGCATCGCCATCCGGGCTTGAGGTAAGCCCACACGCCGTTGCCGTCGCCGTAAGACTCTCCCGGCCTGCGCTCGTCGCTGATTCTTTCAACCTTTCTGTTGCGCGACAGAGCGGCCAGCTTTCTGTCCATCTGCCCACCTCCTGCCTCAGTTATTCTCCCGCGATCACCTTCTCGATCCGCTTCAGGTGCCGGGCCTTGCCCGCCGCACCGCACATCGGCAGCACTCGCTTCAGGTCTTCGATCAGGCTCCGCTCTTCGCCCCACGGGAGCCGGACCACCTGCTCGACAAGGACCGCCGGCGGGTCGGCCAGAATCGCATCGAGCCGCTCTTGAACGGCCTTGGCCTTGGCCTTGGCCTTCTCCTGCCGCTTCTCCCGCTCAAACTGCTCGACCTCGCGAGGCACACGCTCGCCGGCCTCAATGTATGCCCGCCGGACGCAGTCGCAACCGACCTCAAACCGCTTGCCGCACGCGGCGCGGATTTTGAAGCACTCCTTGATGCCCTGACCGCAGTAGTCGCAGACGCCCATCGGCTGACCGGGAGCGCCGACCATCATGCCGTTCGCGAGGTGAATCGGCCCGACGCGGGACTCGACACCGACGACGCGGAACGGGTATTGCCCCAGACCCGCGACTTCCCAAGGATGATTCGACTGTTTCATTTTGACTCCTCCGGGCGGCAACCGCCGCCACACCCTTTATACGCACCTGCCAGTAATTGGTTCGCGCTTGTTTCGGCCGGCGGTCACACAACCGCGAGTCGCTCGACCGGCCACGATCCACGCTTGCCGTCGAAGAACGCCACGTAGGCGTAGTTCTTGAGGGCGCCGTCGAGGCCGTCAACCTCTTGGTGGAGGCTGATGACCCTGCCGCGGCCGATCCGGGCAGAGTGCGCGTTCGGCTTGCCGTTCGGGCCGACAGAGAAAACCACGGCCCCCACTGCCACCTTCTTCTGACTCATTGCTTCTGCCTCCGTTCACTTTGCCGACCGTTCGCCGCGCCGCCCCGGCAACGCACCGGGGCGGCTTTCCGATTCAGTCGCGGCAGACGTACTTCACGCTGATCGAGACACCGCTGCCGGAGAACCTCTCGCGGACACTGGCCTCCGCTGCGTTGATCGCGTCGCGCCCCAGCGGGGCATCGACAAAGCCAGCCGCAGCCTCGTACCGATACCGGGGGTAGCGGTTCCGGCCGTACACCTTGTAACCGGCGAGCTTCCGATAAATCTGATCCGGGCGAAACCCGGCCTTCTTGAGCGGTCCCTTGCGGTCACACGACGCCATGATCATCCAGAAGTCGAACTGATTCATCACTCGTCACCTCCCGTTTCTTTCCGGCGGTCACTCCCGCCATAGATTATACGCACCTGCCAGTAATTGGTTCGCGAGCTTCAAGAAGGAGGGGCGGGGCTTATCCGGCATTAGCACCCGCCCGTGGCTTCTTCGTGGCTTTCGCCAAAACAGCCGGAAGCCGTGTCTCGTCACCGACCGGCCCGACGCCACAGCGCGGCCCGCGCGGCCCGCCAAGCGTCCCGGTCAACGGCGTAGAGGGCGTTGACCCTCGCAACCTCCGCGGCGTAGTCGAATCGAACCATGCCAACCACGGCATCGACATGCCGATCAAACCCGAACCACGCCGCAAAACCCCTCAGAGCAGACATCGCAACCTCCTCGCGGGGGCGACCACCGCCCTCACCGCATAGGTTATACGCGAATGCCGATAATAAGGTTCGCAGGCTGGCAGCTTTTTCGCGCAGAAAAGAGCCTCCAGAATGCCGGCGGAGCCGCCCGGACTCGCTAGGGTGGCCCGGAGGCCGCGGGCCGTGCTTGCAGTGCCTCAGAGGAGCCGGCTTCGCAGGGTCGCCGGCGGCCCCCGGAGAGATATAGCCTGAAGGCTATTTCGCGCGGCGCTTCGCGGCGGGGGTGGCCGGCGGCGGAGCAGGGGGAGTCTCAGTCGGCTTGTCGATGCGAACAGCGAGGTATCGCGTCCTGAATCCGGATGTCGATTCCCACACCTCAGAAACGCGATGGCCGCCGGCCGGCTCCAGCGACAGGAAGTGATTGAGAGACAAACCGACAAGGTACTCCGTGAACGCCGGCGACAGCGGCCAGTCGCCGGGAATCCCAAGCGACCGCAGCACGGTCTTCGGCATCTTCATGCCGGTTCCTCGCCCGCGGGTCGCGGTGCCGATGGTCATGAACACAGTCGTCGGCTCGACAACGTTCGGCAGCAGACCCTCCCAGTGATCCCACGGCATGCCGTAGGTGTCGATGTCGATGACGTTGCACCGCAGGTCCGGCTGGCACACGATCCGCCGCGAGTCCACCGCGAGCCGGCCGCGCTTCGGCTTCACATCGACGCCCCAGTAGCTCGTCACCGGGAACTCGGCCTTGAGCCGCGACCATATGACGCCGCCGCCTTGGCAACAGTCGAAGACACGGATGTCGCCGGCCGCGTGGTATCGCCGCAGCGCGTGACGCCGCAGTTCAAGCTTGCTCTTGAGCAGAGCGTTGTCAGTCCTTGTCGGCGCCGTCATTCACGGTACTCAGGATTGTCGCGTCGGGCACCGCCGCAATCGCATCGACAGCCGATTGAATCTCGCCGTATCGAACAGTCGGCACGCCGACCAAAACCCACGCCATCTTTGGCGGCGCCTTGGCATCGACCTGCTTGACCTCGACATCGCCGCCTTCCAGCAGCCCGTTTTCCTTTGCCAAATCCTCCCACATCGAGGCGAGCGAGGAGTCGCCCGTCTGCACATCGCGGAGCAGACCTTCCAGAGCCTGCGCGTTCGTCTCCGCCAACTGCGCGAGCGGGTCGAGCGAGAGCAGGAGCTTGTCGGCCTCCGCCTCCGTGATGTCGAGAATCAAAACGGGTACTTCCTGATCCGGGGTCGCGCCGGCCCGGAGGTGGCCGTCCACGAGCATGAGCGATCCGTCGGGCAATTCGCGTGCGAGCAGGGCATCGGCGTAGCCGATTTCCCCGAGGATGCCCTTCAGGGCCTCCTCTTGAGCCTTGGGATGCGTTCGCCAGTTGCGTGGGTTCGGAGTCAGGTCGCCCGCGCGGACCCGCCGAAGCTCGCGTATGCGGTCCCGTATTTTCATGCCAAAAACCCCCCCCTACGAAAAGTCGCGGACGCGCCGGCGTGGCAATCACATATGGTTTTCCTCAGGGGGGCCGTAGCTTTTGACCCCCCCCTCCCATCTTGCCCATACCCGCGATTTCTCAGCCGCCGTTTTCCCTGACGGTCTTCCGGCTGTGGCACGAGTGGCAGCGACATGCCCCATTCTCTACCACATACCGCAAGTCTGGCCGCAGCTTCACCGGGATGACATGATCCGCATGAGCCTGAGACTTCTGAGAGCAGAGCCGGCGGCAATCGCAACAGATGTAGTTGTCTCTCAGAAGCACAGCCTTCCGCCATGCGAAATGCCGGGAGTCACAGTAGCCTCTCTGGTATGAGTTCGGCCGGCTCTCTGCCCGCTTGATCTTATGGCTCGGCCGCGGCGGAACCCACAGTGCTACACGCTTGGGCATACTCAACTCTTCAGCGACACAATGCCAACTGCCCCGGTGCCGGCCGCACTGCCCGCAACCAGTCGAAGAAACGGAAGGGCGAACACCTCATCGGGGAGAGAGTAGATGCGGCCATCCGCTGTACTCGGGGCAAGGGTGAGGTCAGCAACGCTGCCATCCGCTTTGTAGAGCCTGCGATAAGGGCCTGCCTCATCAGTCGATCCCCACATCTGAAGCGAAGTGCTTGCAGTCTGCATTGTGTCGAGAGACACAACACCGCCAGACATGTCGTCAAGCCTGACGGTCGAGGAGGCGGATGAGGCTGAGAAAAGAGTGATACTCACTCTGCGGACATTGCGGCGGATCAAAGACTCTGACGACATGGATGGACATCTCCTGAGAGTTCGGCCCCTTTATTCTGGCCTATCTGCCCGGCATGCTTGCAGAGCGGCCCATAGGCCAAGGCATACAGATATGGCCCCAACCACGCCCGCCGGCCAGCCGGCCACGAGCGTCCACCACACCCCGAAGCCGACGGCCAGAACGCCGATAGTTCCTCCAACGTAGACATAGCCAAAGAAGGAAAACCCAGCCGCAGCCGGCCCCAAGACAGCGGCCACCAGAAACGCCACCGATGCCGTCAAAGCAAGCGATTCCATAAGACGCCCTTCAGTCAGGTTGCCTGCCAGTAAATCACGTACCAGCAGATCGCCGTTGCAAACGCAACAGCACACACGGCACACACAGCGATGAATCTGTTGATCATGCGGTCGCTCTCTCCTCTCGTGGTCTCACGCCAATGCCCACGAAAACGCAATACTCCAAAGCCTCCCAGACACCGAATGCCGACAGCAATGGGTTCATCCAGTCCGACATCGTGCAGTAGTTTCTGTCGAACGGGCGGCGATGATGCTCTGAGTGCTGCTCTGGCGAGCAAAGAACCCCGAGTAGCTGTAGGCCCCGCACGGGTCGCGAGCATCTGCGATGCGACCACGCGTGAACCTCGTTCGCTTGGCTGACCATCGCGGCTACGGTCGCGGCGAACGTCCAGCCGCAAGCGTAGAAGGCAGACGCTGCGATCAGTGCCGGGAGAATCGTCGTCCAGTTGCGCTCCCAGTACCCAAGCCCCGCAAGCTCGCGCGGAGACAGGTGGTGCCGAATGTTGGGCTTCACGACGAACGTCCCGAGGATCGGCCACTCTGGATTCCCGTATCGGTCCTCCCACCAATGCACGACGCCGCTGATCATGTCGGCGACAAGCCACGCCGCTATCACGTAAATCACGGCACCCTCGCGAAACAGACGCACCAATACGGGCCGCCGCCAGCGTCGCACACGCCGGCGCCAATGACGTTTGACCCGCTGCTCATGACGTTCCACCTATGGCCCGGACTCCACAGCCACGCGTTCATGACATCCTCTTCGCTCTTCTGATTCCATGCGATGTTTTCCGCAGCGCGGCTGTACCCGAGCTTGAGAATGTCGCGCATTGACGAGTGCGTCATGGACCGTCGCCTCGCCATCGTCGCCGCCCACTCCTGCGCATAGTGCATGAGCGCGGCGTCTTCGCTCAACGGCTTGAGCTTCCACCAACTCTTTGAGCGAGCGGCGTTGTGCAGAGCAATGAGCTTCGTGACGTTGTACATTCACTGCTCCCGCACTTCGCTCTCAAGAATCGCCGCGGCGAGCCTGCGCACGTCCGGCCGCCACTTGCGGTCGTTGCATGCGTGGCCTAACCACCAGTGACAATCGCGAGGCGGTCCGCACAAGCTGATCAAATTGAGGGGGTCCAACTCCAATTCAGCGCGGCCGATTCGGCGAGCGTGGCCCACCGGAATCACGTGATGAACCTCGATGTTCTCGGATGCACCGCAGGCGGCGCATGTCGGGACCCGCTCAATGTGGCGGCGACGGACGGCGGGCCAGCGAGAGTCGCGGCCGAATGCGTCGAAGGATTTGCGAAGCCAGCCGAACATGCCGCCACCGTAGCGGCGGCGTCAAGCGCCGTCTCTCGCCGCTATAGGGTCATACCCGTTTGGGTATAGCCGTCTGTTCGCTCTAGAGCGAACTAGCCTTCCCACTCGGCCGAATGGTATCGGCCACCGTGATATGCGTTGTCGGCCCGGCTTTGCGGCGAGCCGCCGTATGAGCCGCCGCCACCGGGCGAGCAGTCTAGGCACCATATGCGGTGGTAGTCGCTGGTGATCGACTTCGCCGCAGTTTCGACGGTGACTCGCACCTGCATCCCGCACCGGCTGCATGTGCCCGACAGGAGCCGCGATCCGGCGATTGGCTGGAATCTCCTGCGAGCAACGGCAATGATCGTTTCATCGTCCATGACTGTCTCTGATTTCGATAGCGCACAAACTGTCACGTTTCGACGGTTTGCGTCTTGTCTAGAACGACCCCGGCGGGGCCGGCTTGCCGCGTTATCGGTGCGGTGCCTGCCCGCCGGGATCGCTGGATCATTGTATTTCATTCTGGAATCTGGAACGACCGGCCGTCTTCTGGTGCTATAGCGTCATTCGTGCAAGCAAGGCCCGCATCGTGTGAATGTGATGGTAGTCCTTCGGATACCAACGCCCCTCGTCGCACGCCTCTTTGATGGCCTCCCGCTCCGCGTCGGTGAGTCGCATTCCTTCGATCTCGGATGCTGCCTGCTCCAGTTGCTCCCGCCACTCCTTGCCTATCCGCTCAACCGCAGCGACAGCCTCATCGCCGCCGTTGTGGATCGTGATGTGCAGGTCTTTCATGCGTCCCATTAGACCGTCTCTAAGGTGAAGAGCGCAATTCAGGAATCCGCCAGCCACGCCTTGGCCCGCTCAATAACCTTGGCGGCCCGCCTTGCCATGGCCCGATCCTCGCTGTCCCCGCCGTATGACCCTGCGTACAGTTCGGCCACGCTGACGATCTCCTGCACCAGCGACGCATCCGCTACTAGGGCATAGTCCTTCTCGGATGCTAGTTCGCACAGGGCAACAGCCGATGGCTGGCGACCGTCAGCAGCCGGTCCATGTGCGTACCAAATCCAATCCGACGATACGCGGAACGGCTTCATACATCCTCCAGCCATTTCTTCGCCCGCTTGGCAATGTTGCTGGCAACCAGCCGCTCACCAGCGGGCAAGCCCGAACGCTTCAGCACTTCTCCAGCCTTCTCCATGATCTCTCGCACTAGGCTCATGTCCTTTGGGTCGATGAGGATGTATTTGCGGTTCGTGCATCCTTGCAGATAGCGGCGGATACGGTCGGCGTCGTAGGAGCCTGACTCTTGCAATCCATATCGACGCTCTAGCCAATCCCAACTGACGCGGAACCTCTGACGCAAATAACCATCAGGACTTGCAAACGACCAGCCCATGGCGACCTCCAATCGGCAGGCACCAGTTGCCCGCCACGCAACTATTGTATCCGATCGGATACGGCTTGTCAAGCCCTTTAGTTTTTCGGTGGATTCGCAAACTTCTCGGCGTCGGCCCGCCGGACAAAGTTTTGCCCGTCGATGCAGATTGCCGGAAACCGGCCTTGGGCTATCAGCCGGTTGATATAGGCCCGCGTCACTCCTGCGAGGCTGGCGGCTGTGCCGACGCGGACGTACTCGTCAGGGTCGATTCGTTTTGCCATGCCCCGATTGTACCCAGTCGGATACGGCAGGCAATCGGCGCGACCGTCTCTAAGGTGAAGAGCGCACTAGATCGGCGTCACCGTTGCCGACAGCGGGGCGGCCGGTGGCGTGAAGTTGGCGGTGTAGACGGCGAGGCCCTTGGTGATGCGGAGTTCGTCTATGTAGCCGCTATATTGCCCGTCGCCGCCCGCGCCGATAAAGACGGTAGTGTCGCTGCCGTTACTGGCGTAAGGCACGTTTATATTTGTAAACGAAGCGTCGGCCACGCCGTCAATGTAGAGCGTCGTGCTGCCGGTCGAAGTGATAACGAGCGCAACGTGCGACCACTGATCGGCCACTAACGCGGTCGTGGAGAT